CTGAACACCAACGTAAGCAGTTGCTTGAGGGTGATTGGGATATTAAAGAAGGTGCTGCTTTTACTGAGTTTGATAGGAATATTCATGTTGTTGAGCCTTTTTCAATTCCAAGAAATTGGGTTAAATTTCGTGCATGTGATTATGGTTATGGTTCTTATAGTGGCGTGTTGTGGTTTGCTGTTTCTCCAGACGAGCAGATTATTATATATAGAGAGTTGTATTGTAGCAAAGTTCTTGCCACAGATTTGGCAGATATGATATTGGATGCCGAAGAAGATGATGGAAATATTAAGTATGGCGTTTTGGATAGCTCTCTTTGGCACAAACGTGGTGATACTGGTCCTTCTTTGGCTGAACAGATGATTATGAAGGGATGTCGATTTAGACCTTCAGATAGAAGTAAAGGTAGTCGTGTATCAGGAAAGAATGAAATACATAGACGATTACAAGTAGATGAGTTTACAGAAGAACCAAGATTAGTATTTTTTAATTCTTGTACTAATATGATATCACAATTACCAGCGTTACCGTTAGACAAAAAGAATCCTGAAGACGTAGACACAAGAGCAGAAGACCACTTGTACGATGCATTAAGATATGGTATAATGTCAAGACCTAGATTTAGTATATTCGACTACGACCCAATGGGTAGACCTAGTAGTAGTATGCCCGTAGCAGATTCAACATTTGGATATTAAAGGAATAAAACATGGCTGAAGAAGAAATAATGATAGACGAAGAATCTATTGCTTTAGAAGATAGTGATGATAGTGTAGTTACAGATATAGATGTAACAAACATTATTCCTTTTGTAATGGATAGATATCAAAGAGCAGAGGATTATCGTAACAACGATGAAGAACGATGGTTAAGGTCTTATAGAAATTATAGGGGGTTATATGGAAGCGATGTTCAATTTACTGAAGCAGAAAAGTCTAGAGTATTTATCAAAGTTACAAAAACTAAAACATTGGCTGCATATGGACAAATGGTTGATGTACTATTTGCAGGTCACAAGTTTCCTATTAGTGTTGAGCCAACAGTGTTACCAGAGGGTGTGGTCTCCGATGTGTCGTTTGACCCTAAAAAGCCTGAACAACTTAAAGGGGAAACGTCTTTGTCTTCGCCTTATGGTTTTGAAGGTGACGGTAAGGAACTACCTGCAGGAGCTACCGAAAAAAGTTTACAAGACATGCTTGGACCTCTTGAAGAAAAGTTGGGAGAAATTGAAGGTTTGGAAGAAGGGGTAGGACAATCGCCTACTTCTATTACATTTAGTCCTTCCATGATTGCTGCGAAGAACATGGAAAAAAAGATAATGGACCAACTTCAAGAATCAGGTGCTAATAAACAACTAAGAAGCACAGTATTTGAGATGGCATTATTTGGAACAGGAGTAATGAAAGGTCCTTTTGCTGTAGATAAAGAATATCCTAATTGGGATGATGAAGGTAATTATAGTCCTATATTTAAAACTATAGCATCTACATCACACGTATCAGTGTGGAACTTCTTTCCTGACCCTGATGCTGCTAATATGGATGAAGCACAATACGTTATTGAAAGACATAAGATGTCTAGAACACAGTTACGTGCATTAAAGAAGAGACCATACTTTCGTGATAGTGTAATAGATGAAGTTATAGATTCAGGTGAGTCTTATGATAAGAAGTATTGGGAAGATGATTTATCTGATTATGCTCCTGACCACGGTGTAGACAGATTTGAAGTGTTAGAGTATTGGGGTAATTGTGACGTTCAAATGCTCTTAGATAATAATGTGGATATACCAAAAGAATTAGAAGAGCATGACGAACTACAAACTAACATATGGATATGCAACGGTAAATTATTAAGAATGGTTCTTAATCCATTTAAGCCATCAACTATACCTTATATGGCAGCTCCGTATGAATTAAATCCATATTCATTCTTTGGGGTTGGTATTGCAGAGAACATGGATGATACACAAACTCTTATGAATGGTTTTATGAGAATGGCTGTTGATAATGCTGTACTATCAGGTAATCTACTTATAGAAGTTGATGAAACTAACTTAGTTCCGGGACAAGACTTATCTGTTTATCCGGGAAAAGTATTCAGAAGGCAAGGTGGTGCTCCGGGTCAAGCTATCTTTGGTACTAAGTTTCCAAATGTATCAGGAGAGAACTTACAGCTATTTGATAAAGCTAGACAACTAGCCGATGAAAGTACTGGTATGCCATCGTTTGCTCATGGACAAACAGGTGTATCAGGTGTAGGTAGAACAGCTAGTGGTATATCAATGCTTATGAATGCTGCTAGTGGTAGTATTAAAACTGTTGTCAAGAATATAGATGACTACTTACTTAGACCATTAGGTGAAGGTTTATTTAGGTTTAATATGCAGTTTAACTTTGATAAAAATATTAAAGGTGATTTAGAAGTCGTTGCACGTGGAACAGAAAGTCTAATGGCTAATGAAGTACGTAGCCAAAGATTAATGTCTTTCTTACAAACTGCATCAAATCCAGCACTTGCACCTTTTGCTAAGTTTAACTATATAATTAGAGAGATTGCTAAAGCTATGGATTTAGACCCTGACAAGGTTACTAATAATATGGATGAAGCTATGTTACAAGCTGAAATGCTTAAAGGCTTTCAAGGACCTCCTCAAGCAGGGGGAGCACCACCTCAAGGACAACCACCCGCAGGTGCTAATCCACTAGACCCAACAGGTTCAGGTGGTGGAACAATAGGAACTGGACAAGCTCCAATTCCGGGAGAACAAGGATTTACAGGAAATGACGGACAAGCAGGTGCTGCAGCAAATCAAGCCGCTAGTGAACAACCCCCAACTCCTAACCCACTTCAATGATTATCTTGATTCATTAATAGCTAATCAACATAAGATACTAGAGCAAACAGATGATATTGTTCTTGTACATAGGTCACAAGGAGCAGTGGCTATTCTCAAACGACTTAAATTGTTAAGGGAAGAAGTAAATGGCAAAGAAAAAAAATAATAAGGATTTGACAAAGGCATCTATGCCTAAAGCACCTCCTAAAAGACCATCAAATCAAATGGAAATGTTTACGTATCTAAAAGATAATCCTGATGCCAAAGGTATGAAGGAAATAGAGTTAGATAGGAAAATGGGTATACTATCTGAACAAGACCCAAGAGCAAATGCTGAAGGTATTGATAACAAAGCTATATTAGAAAAAATAGAAGAAAGAGAACAGCTACTAAAAGACATTGACAATTATAGAGAAAAAAGAGTTAAGGCTGCTAAAGGTGGCTCTATGGCTAAACAAATGGAAATGTTTGAAGAGGGTGGTCTAAAAGACGAAGGTGGTTCAGTAGACCCCATATCAGGTAATGATGTTCCTATAGGCTCAACTAAAGAAGAAGTAAGAGATGATATACCTGCACAACTAAGTGAAGGAGAGTTTGTATTTCCTGCTGACGTAGTACGCTTCATAGGATTAGAAAAACTAATGATGATGAGACAAGAAGCTAAAGCAGGTTTAAAGAGAATGGAAGACATGGGTCAAATGGGTAACTCTGAAGAAGCTACTCTTCCTGATGATATGCCTTTCACTATGGATGACCTAGACATGGAAGACGATAATAATAATGAGGAGGAGGTAACCGACTCAAATTTTAACCAAGGTGGGGTAGTAACAATGGCTGAAGGCGGCACTACACCTACCACAGAAAATACAGACCTAAATAAAGATAACTCTTTTCTAAATCCTATACCTCAACAAAGAACTATGCTTCAACAGAAACCATTAAATGTAAGGCAACAAAATGTGCCTACAAGAGGTATGGTTACTAATATACCTAAATCATCTGACTTCTTAAAAAAAAAGACTAGTAACATAAATATGTCACCTAGCTTTCTAAGTGCCGTTCCTAGTAATGTAGGCTCTCGTTTTACAAATATATTAGATGCATCAAAACAAGGTGTAGAAAAAGAAGTTAATAATGTTCAAGGGGTAAAAAAAGAAATTGATGCTATTACGAATAGTACTTTAGATAATAATGATAGTAATGATAGTTCAAGTGGAGTGCAACAAGGTGGTATAGATTATGCATCTATTGATAGATTTTCTTTAAGTGATGACTTACGAGATGTATTTAATGAATTTAGTAAATCTCAAATTAGTATGTTTAGTGTATTAACTAGTAGTCCTTTTGAAACATTTGCATCAGCTATAGGCACAGGACTAGCACCTTATACAGGGGGATTTACTGCTCAAGGTGCAGTGGCAAAAGCAGAATTAGGAAAAACACAAGCAACAGCATTTCATCAATCTGCTCTTCAAATACAAAAAGAATATGGTTTAACTAGAGTTTCTAATGTAAATGATTGGTCAATAGAAGCAAAAGAAGCATTGGCTAAACAAGGTAGGGTTGCATTAGATTTTGGAAAAGATATCTATTATGCTAGTGTAGGAAAACCTTACTCAACTTATTCTTTTAATGAAGCAGAGCAAAAAAGTTTTTCTGAAAAAGCAAAAGGTATAATGGATGGTATTAGGAATTTTGGTAAAACTACCACTGAACCTAACATGTTTGAAGTGACAAATAAACAGAAAGGGTTATCTAATCTTTTCTCAAGTATTAGCTCTTTAGCTAAAGACTCTCTAGCATCAAAAGCACAAGCTGAAAAAGAATTAGATGAAACATTAGCAGGTGACCCATTAGGAGATGAAGATAAAACAGTAGAAGAGTTACAAAACTTAGGATTTAATAATGAAGCTATGTCCGATATAGAAGCTAATGGTGGTTCAAAAGGAACAGGAGTAAATAGTAATGGCACAACATATAGTATAAATGTAAATGGTACTTATACTCACGAAGATGGTACAACAACTAATGTGACAGATAGTAAAGGTAATCCTATCAATGCACCTACTACTCCTCCCGTACAAGCTCCACCACCACCTCCTCCACCCGTATATACTCCTCCACCAAGTTATGATGATAATAATGATAATGGTGGTAATGATGGAACAGATGGTGGCTATGGTGGTTCTGATAATACTACAGATTATGGAGGAACATAAAAATTTGACAATATAATTATAATATGATATAATAAGGCTACTTATCCCCCAATATAATGGCTACGATAACCCCCCAAGGAGACGAAAATGGCTGAACAAGCACAAGAAAAAGTAATGGCAGAAGATAATACACCTAAAAAAGAAATGTTTATGAATAGACCTTATTCTCAAGAAGAGAGGATAAAGAAAGATGAAGAAGAACTTGAAAGGCTCGTTAAAGAGCAAAAAGGTGAAACTGAGATTGTCAAAGAGGAAGATGCGAATGAAGCAGAACCGACTTCTGCTGAAGAGAAAACTTTTAAAAAGCGATATGGAGATTTAAGAAGACATACGCAAGAAAAAGAAAAACAGTTTCAACAGCAACTAGATGACATGAAAGAGCAACTAGCTAAAGCAACTAAGAAAGAAATGAAGTTGCCTAAGTCTGATGAGGATATAGAAGCATGGGCAACAGAATATCCTGATGTGGCAAAGATTGTAGAAACAATAGCTATGAAGAAGGCAAGAGAGCAATCGTTAGAGCTAGAAGATAGAATAAAGAAAATAGATGAAATGAATGTATCAGCTAAAAAAGAAAAAGCTGAAGTTGAATTGTTAAAGTTTCATCCTGATTTTAATGATATAAGGGATAGTGATGATTTCCACGAATGGGCAGATGACCAACCAAAATGGGTACAAGATGCACTCTATGAAAATGACAATGATGCAAGGTCAGCAGCTAGAGCCATTGACTTGTACAAAGCAGACAGAAGCATTAGTAAGACAGCTAAGACAAAGAATGATAAAGGTGCTGCATCGGAAGTTGGTACAAAAACTACTAGAACCAAAGTTGATGCTACAGAAGCAGGTAAAAAGATTCTTGAGTCTCAAGTTCAAAAGATGTCTACTCAACAGTATGAAAAACAAGCTGACACAATAATGGAAGCTATAAGGTCAGGCAACTTTGTCTATGATGTATCTGGTTCAGCTAGATAGGAGTAGATAATGACACAAAAAGCAAAACTATATATACCTAAAAAAGATGAAGAATATGTAGCACCCTTTGGTCCTGTTATGGGATATAAGAAATTAACACCTGACTTTGTTAAAAAAATGAATACTCTAATGAAGATGGAGCTAGATGATTGGTCAGACCAATTAGTTGGTAAAGTTAAAGCAGAGTTAAGATTTAGTAAAGAAATAGAATCTCTATGGTTAAAAGAAGTATCGCAGTTTATAGGAAGATTTAGTGCTTATGCAGAACATAGAAACTCTTTTGGTGCTAATTCATTAAACACAGAGAAATATAATTATGGTATTCAAATAGCATCAGGATGGTTTGTACGTCAATTTGAGAATGAGTATAATCCATTACATATACATACAGGTGCTCGTTTATCTTGTGTAGGTTATTTAGGTTTACCTAATGGTATTGAGAAAGAATGGGAAGAGGATTATAAAGACCATCATCCTGCTAATGGGCATATACAGTTTGCTCATGGTACACCATCAGGTTATAGTAATACAAACTTTATGGTTAAACCACAAGTAGGAGACTTTTATGTATTCCCTGCTGAACTATTTCACTGCGTATATCCGTTTAAAACAAAAGGAGAACGTAGGTCTTTTAGTGTAAACTTCAGTTTTATTGAAGTACCTAAAGAAAATAATAAAAAGAATGTTGACAAATAGTTATTTATGTATATAACTATATGTAACTAGAAGTGTAACATAACCCCATATTTGGATACTTATGTTACCTTTACTACCCAACTTCAGAGATTACCCAGTTATGTGAGCCTACAAAGGAATAGCTATCCTACGTACAACCTCAACGCATGAATGGTCCTTATTGAAGTAAAAGACTAAAATTAAAACTTAACCAAACTATTCCAAAGGAGAAATAAAATGGCATTTGGAACTGCTGCTGGTTATGGTAACTTACCAAACGGTAATTTTAGTCCTATTATTTACAGCAAACAGGTACAACTTGCGTTTCGTAAGGGTTCTGTTGTTGATGCAATCACTAATAACGATTATTTTGGTGAAATTGCGAATATGGGCGATTCCGTTAAGGTTATCAAAGAACCAGAAATAACTGTTAAGGCTTATTCAAGAGGAACTACAATAACTCCTCAAGACCTTGACGATGAAGAGTTTTCACTTACTATTGACAAAGCTAACTACTTTGCCTTTAAAGTGGATGATATCGAGGAAGCTCACTCTCATGTGAACTTTCAGGAACTTGCTTCTAATAGAGCAGCTTATAGATTAGCTGACCAATTTGACCAAGACGTTCTTGGTTATATGTCAGGATATAAGCAGTCTACATTGCATACTAATGCTGATACAGCTAACACTACTACTAATGGTACTGTTGCTGTTTCAACTGCTGGTACTGATGAACTATTAGACTCTATGCAAATTGATGCCGCAGACTTTGGTGGTACAGCAGCAGATGCTGTTACTATTCAGCCAAGAATGCCGGGTGCAACTGATGCAACACCTGCCGCAGGTGATACATTCCCATTGACTCTAATAGCTAGAATGTCTAGACTAATGGACCAACAGAATGTTGACACTAACGGTAGATGGTTAGTATTAGACCCTGTATTTATTGAGGTACTAAAAGACGAAGATTCAAGATTATTCCAATCTGATTGGGGTGGAACTGGACTTCAGAATGGTTTAGTAATGAATAACCTACATGGTTTTAAAGTGTATCAATCCAATAATCTTCCAAGTTTAGGAACAGGACCTTCTACTACAGGTACTAATAGTTCCACTAACTTTGGTGTTATTGTGGCTGGTCACTCTTCATCAATAGCTACTGCCGAGCAAATCAACAAGACAGAGACTTATAGAGACCCTGATTCTTTTGCTGATATTGTTCGTGGTATGCATTT